GCTCCGGGTAAGAAGTTAGAGAAACTATTAACAACGTGTAGAAATCAGTGTTGGGATTGTCATCAATGCGAACGTACATTTGGTACAGATGATATCGATTCTGCATTGCAACTAAGGAAAGTAGTATGAGAAACAAAATCGAGCGTATAACTATTGTAGGTGGTGGCAGTTCGGGATGGATGACAGCGGCTGCTATATCAAAACAATTACCACACGTTAAACTTACACTAATCGAGTCGCCTAATATCCCAACAATCGGAGTAGGCGAAAGTACAATCGGACAGATAAACGAATTCCTTCACTATCTTGGTCTTAAAGATGAAGATTGGATGAAGCATTGTAACGCAACATACAAGACATCAATTAAGTTTATCGACTTTAGAGAAAACCCAACAGAAAAGCCACAAGTGTTTCATTATCCGTTTGGTAGATATGACTTTACTGATAAGCCTAGAGGTCTAATGGAATGGTTTATTGGGGCCGCAACTTTGCCAAACATTAATCCATATTCATTTGCAGAATTTTATCACGATCAGGTTATAATGACTGATGCAAATAAAATGACAAAGAATGAGGATCATTTAATACGTGGATTTGATTTTAAATCCGACACTGCATATCATATGGATGCAACTCTATTTGGTAATTATCTACGTGACCATTTATGTTTGCCAGCGGGCATGACACATATTTTAGATAACGTATTAACTGCAAACTTAGATGCAAAAGGACATATTGACACAATCGTTACTGAAAAGAGTGGCGAGCTAACAGCAGATTTGTTTATTGACTGTACGGGTTTTAGATCATTGTTACTCGAACAAACATTAAAAGTTCCATTTATATCATTCCACGATACATTATTAAATGATAGCGCAGTAGCAGGTGTTATTCCATATATCGATAAAGATAAAGAAATGGAATGTGTTACAAGTTGTACAGCAATTGAAGCAGGATGGGTCTGGAATATTCCTTTGTGGGATAGACTTGGCACAGGTTATGTTTACTCGAGTAAGTTTGCAACAAAAGAACAAGCAGAAGAACAATTTAGAAATCATTTAAAATCTAATAGAATGACAGTACAAGATATTGCACGGGTTGATGCAATGGAAGTGCGACACATTGCGATTAAACATGGTGTACATGAACGCACCTGGGAAAAGAATGTTATCGGCATAGGTCTATCAAATGGATTCATCGAGCCACTTGAATCAACTGGTTTGATGCTTACACATGAATGTATCATTAAGATGGTAAATCTACTTAAAATGCGCAATGGCAGAGTTACGCGGTTTGATGTTGATGCATTTAATTTTGCATTCCGTGAACAAATTACAGGATTTAAAGATTTTATTAGTCAGCATTATGCGCTGTCTATGCGTAATGATAGTGCATACTGGAATCATGTTAGTGAAGAAACTACGTACTCACAACAGATGTATGATTTTAAAGCTGGTGTATTGGGTTCATACAATGACATTGCATATAGACTTCATAGGTCACGTGTAGTAGGTAACGACATGGGCGGAATAGCATATATCATTGCAGGCATGGGTCATAACGTTATTGATAATAGTAGAGTAGATTTTAATAATAATCAGTACAGCGAATCTGCAGACATGGCTACTAATACGTGGAACACATGGCGCGAACACAGAGCACAAACTGTTAAAGTTGTTGATGCATTACCTACACATTATGCATTTCTAAAAAGCACAATATATAAATGATAAACGCTATTTTAGAAGTGATATATTCGAAGATAAAACCAGTCCAGAAGATATAGAACATACGCTATCCGTTTATTTAAGTTCTAGTGTACCAGTACCGCCTATACACTTTCTCAGAGCCAAAACTGTCATAATTTAGATTGACAACCTAGGTAAATGGCTGTATAATACACTTATAAATTAATAAATGAGTGTATACATGATAAACGCTATTTTAGAAGAAGTTGCTAACGAACCTAGCAAGAATGCAAAAATTGCTATTCTTACCCAGCACAAAGACAATAAAGAACTACAAGAAGTTGTTCGTCTTGCCTATGACCCAACTGTAAACTTCTTTATTAAAAAAATCCCCCAATACGAAACTAAAATGCGCATTGACTTCATGACCATGTCTGAAGCATTTTCGTTATTAGAAATGTTAAGCACACGCCAGGTTACTGGTACTGCTGGTATTACCCAGCTTAAACTTATACTCGAATGTGTATCAGCAGACGATGCAAAAGTAATTGCTAAAGTAGTGGATCGAGATCTACGTGCTGGCTTCGGCGAGTCAACAGCAAACAAAGTATGGAAGAATTTAATTCCAGAATTTCCATATATGCGCTGTTCACTTCCAAAAGCAGTTAAGTTAGATCAATTTAGCTGGGCAGAGGGTGTTTACAGTCAACTTAAAGCAGATGGCATGTATGCTAACGTAAATCACGATGCAGATGGTAATGTTACTATCTTAAGCCGATCTGGTACACAGTTTCCATTAGAGCAATTTGAATACTTAGTAATGGATGTAAAAGATACATTTCCACTAGGTACACAATCACACGGTGAGCTATTAGTTGAACAAGATGGTGTTGTATTACCACGCCAAATTGGCAATGGTATGCTAAACAAAGTAGCACAGGGTGGCGCATTTTTAGCAAATTGCAAACCAGTTTACTTAGTGTGGGATCAAATTGCATTATCAGCAGTAGTTGCTAAAGGTGTTTACGCTGTACCATACAAAACACGTTTTGAAACACTCAAATCACAAGTATTTGGTTCAAACTTTATTAAATTAATCCCAACTGTCATCATACATAACATGGAAGAAGCATTGGTACACTACCGTGAAATGCTTGCAGAAGGGTTAGAAGGCACTATTATTAAACATGGTAATGGTGAATGGAAAGATGGTACAAGTAAACACCAAGTTAAGATGAAACTTGATATTGATGTGGACTTAGTTATAATGGGTTTTAATGCTGGCAATGGTAAAAACGAAGCAACGTTTGGTTCTATTGTTTGTCAATCAAGCGATGGGTTACTTGAAGTAAACATTAGTGGCTTTACAGATGAAGTACGTTTAGAAGTGCATAATAATCGTGATCGACTACTTGGTACAATTGTTACAGTTAAAGGCAACAGCATTATGCCGCCGACGGGTAATAACACAAAATACTCATTGTTCCTTCCACGATTTGCTGAATTTAGAACAGACAAGCAAGTAGCAGATGACCTAGCTAAGGTTATCGAACAGTTTGACAATGCCATTAAATGATAGTAAAATTAATAAACTGGCTATCGAGGATACTACCGTTGACTAAAAATTATAAACTAGCGCAAGAAGCTAACAGGGGTACTGTCTACGGTGCTATGGTAGAAATTACTAAGAACCCACGCTTGTGGCGCAATAGTCCCGTGGGACGTGAGTATTGCCATTTTACAGAAGAAGGACGTGAGGTTATCGTAGACCTGATGCAGGATCTATTACGTACTGTAGCTGTATTGGAACGTAAAGCTGTAGATCAACGTGCTAAAGAAATTACAATTGATATATTAAAGGGAAAACATGAAACTGACTAAAGAAGAATTGTTAGCAAAATTAAGAGACCGTGTGTGTGAAGTAACGTTTACCAAAGTAAACGGTGAGGTGCGTACTATGCCCTGTACCCTCAGGGCAGACCTTGTGCCTGCGTATGAGCGTAAAACACCGGTTAAAGAAGCTACTGAAAAGGAATCTGCTACACTTAGTGTATGGTGTATAGACAAACAGGCTTGGCGCAGTTTCCGTGTAGATTCAGTAACTGACGTTAAAATTCACCTTGAATTACATGGATTCTAATTAGAGTAATATGATTTATCGATTAGAAGATGATCAGATAGTTGAATTTAATGACCAATATGTAGAATATTTCTATAGTTATTTCATTCCAACCAACTGTTTAATAGTACACGATTTTGCACGATTAAAAAATATAGAATTACCAGCTTACATATTATATGTAATAATCGATTGCACAAATCCAGTTAACGTAGAGCAAATGCTTAGTCGAGAAATTTATCTTTCTAAACCTTATTATGTATTGTCGGGATTATACAAATATCATAAAAGTATACCTGAAAATTCCAAAATTCAATTTTTTCCATTTTGGGTACTTTGGGCAAGTAGCCCGTATGCGCCAGCTATTGCCGATCTGACTAACACATTTTCAAATGTTCCAAAAAAATATAAGGTTAGTTGTTTAAACGGAACACAATGGGAACATAGGAAATTAACGTATTTGCTGCTTAGTGAGCGAGATTATTTTAATGATATGGTATTTACATTTAATCAACGCCCGCACCATGGCATCCTAACTGAGGAATTATCATTAACTATAGAAGAAACTGATAAATTTCAAAGATTACCCCCTGAAGTAGCATTTGTTAATACTGATAATGTAATTGGTATAGATCTTTCAATCAATCACCCTGCATACCAAGAAGCCTATATCAATTTAGTAACCGAAACTACGGTTAATAATTTAACTCCTATGCTAAGTGAAAAAACGTTTAAGCCAATTATAGCTGGACAATTGTTTGTATTAATTGCTAGCCCAGGAGCAATACAGTTTTTAAGAGATATAGGCATAGATACATTTGACGATATTATTGACCATAGTTATGATCAAATTGAAGATACTAAAATAAGAATTCAACGTGCCGTAGAAGAAGTTGACCGATTAGTTAAGTTGGATTTAACTAAGTTATATGATCAACTTCGTATACGATTAATTAAAAATTCAGTGTATTATAGATCACCTGAATTTAGATCACAATTTAAATTAAATTTTGATTAAAAATAGGTTGACAACATCATTAACTGAGTATATAATATACACATGCTTAGGAATTAAGCAAAACTTTTATTAATCTTTATGGAGAAGTAACTAATGGCAAATTTAGCTAAAGTAACAAATCAAGTAGCATTCTTAGAAAAATACCTACGTGGTACAGGTAAAACTTTAACAGCGGCTCAAGCGGCAGCTAACTATGGTATCAAAAACTTACCAGCTCGTATGTCAGAGTTCCGTAAATGCGGTTTAGTAGTTAAAACAGAAGTAAACACTACAGGTAAAACAGCCTATGCTGTGTCTGCTCGTGATGTTAAAGGTTCACGTGCTCGTGCTTTTATTGCTTAATTAAGCGACAGAAGTTGTAACCATAAAAAGCCCGTATACGGGCTTTTTTGTATTATATTAATCTATTAGATAGATCTAATAGACCAACTAGAAAAATTATCACTATCTACAGAATCTATAATTTCTGTCAATGTATTACTAGTATCATTAACTGATACACTATATACGATATTATTATCATTGCAATATTTTACCATTTCAGGATCTGAACAGAATGATACTACATTTGGTGTGTTGCTTAGGTATGCATCTGCTGTTTGTTTATTTTCAAAATAAATGATGAGTTTCGTTGTAACTGAATTACTTCTGCCAGCAACTTCAATTAATTCATCGGAAATAATATTATCTGTAGCTTCAATTAGCGATAAAATTGTCTCTGCATTTTTATCAAATAGTTCCCATTGGGTAACCCCAGGCGGAGTAGTTGATTCATAATAAATGTATGTTGCCATATTAAATTCCTATTTTAATTATTTATCTTTTGCTTGACTTCTACCCAAATTTATAGTATAATACACTTGTTTTAAACATTAGAGAAAGCACATTATGATTAAACGTGGCCTAATTTATTTTATTATTGCAGGGTTTTTATACATATTATTTGTGCAGGACCAACGCATGGATCAAATAGAAGAACATGTATTTGAAATACATGATGATGTTGAAATAATTAAAGAAGCAGTGTTAGAACGCAGTGCAGGTAGAGTCAACTATACTCCTCGAGAGTTTGAATGTTTGGTGCGTAATATATACTATGAAGCAGGTGTCGAAAATGACTTGGGTAAATATGCAGTAGCGCAGGTAACACTTAATCGTAAGAAATCTGGTTATTGGGGTAAGAATATATGCAATGTTGTATACTCAAAAGCACAGTTTTCGTGGACTAAGGTTAAAGAACGTGCTTGGTCTAGACCCACAGACGCAACTTGGACTCGCAGTAGAGAAATCGCTAGTCAAGTATTAAACAATGGAGTTAGAGTTAAGCCATTGAAGAAAGCATTGTTCTACCACGCAGACTATGTTAAACCAGACTGGCGTGACAAAGGTAAACGAGTGGCAAAGATAGGGCAACACATTTTTTACACACAAGCAAAAGGAAGCACTTACAAGATATGAAACAACTCTACTTTTCGTATGGCATGAATACTAATCTAGCACAGATGGCTCGACGTTGCCCGCAGGCAGTAAGTTTGGGTGCCGCGGTATTGCCAGGCTTCCGCTTTGAGTTCAAATCATTTGCTACTGTAGTGGCTGATTATACTAGTGATACAGTTGGTGTAGTTTGGGAAATATCAGATGACTGCGAAGATGCCTTAGATATATTAGAAGGGTTCCCAGTATATTATACCAAACAAATAGTCACTGTGCTTATCGACGGTACCTTACATACTGCAATGACTTACTTAATGTATCCAGATGAGCAACTTAGCCTACCAAGTAACAGTTATTATAACATGGTAGCAGATGGTTATGAGGACCACGGCATTAGTTTGGTCCAACTTGAAGATGCTGTTGACCGTGTTCATATGATGTATGGTGCGGCATATTGCAGTTGACAGCAGAGGCTTTTTAGTGTATAATGTAATACATATACTAGCGCAAAAGGAAATAAAATGATTGATAACACAAAATTTATTGGTATGAAGTCGGTTGATGTGTTTAATTTATTACCCGAATATACTCCACTTGCAAAAGAATACTTAGTTAACAACTTCACAATTGAATCACTAACAGAACGTGCTATCTTAGATCAACAAGCACACATTCATTTCGAATAAGGAGCACGACTATGGCAACTGAGCAAGAAAAAGAAGAGTTATTGCAGACACTTAAATTTACACCACGCAACTATCGTGTGGAAATTTGGGGACGGGGTGGCGAGGTTTATTGGGGCAAAGTTGACCGCAAGATCTACGATTTCTTTAAAGATAAAGAGATTGATATTGAGCAGTATGCTGGCAGTTGGGAAGAACGTATGTGGGATGATGTTCCATTTGACCTACAGCCATTCCCTCCGGGTAGTCCGGATGAATGTGATCGCGATGGGCACACGGCTGGTGCTACATTCGATGACTCTAGCAACATTACAGTCTATGATGAAACTGGTGCTGAGGTTTGGACTAGTCCACTAGGCAGTGCATTAAGTGACAACGGAGCCGAATGTGATTGTATTGATGAAAAGTATATTAATGACTATCCAACAGGTACAGTAGTATTTTGGGGTGCGCAAGGCGAAAAAGGCACATTCTTTGGTAATGAATTTGAGCTTAAATCTCCATTTGATCCTAGCAAACTACGTGTACTCTATGAAGACATGGATGGCTGGGAACTTACTAGTGGTGTGCAATATGATGGTGAAGACATTGATGGTAATGACTACGATACCAACGGTAAGTGGAGTGAGAACAAATGGATTATCGTAGGTGGAGAACCAGTCTATCAAGGCGAAGAACGTGACGAAGATGATTATGAAGATGAAGACGAGGAGGAAAACTAATGTTATACTTGATACTAGCAGTAGTTGTAGTTGTGGCAATTGGTTGGGGATTGGTTTGTACAGTAGGCACTAGTATTAGCAGTCGTTGTTCGGGTAACTGTAATCAAGGTCGCACATGTGATTGCAAGGATAAAAACTAGTGGCAATAGTATACCCGGGTTATCGTTCAACGCCTGCTACAAGCAATATCACCTTAGGTAGTGGTGGCGCTGGTACTAGTACTGTTAGTGTAGCCGGCGCTGGTGCCGGAAGTAATAGTGTATTAATGTCTGGTGGCACCGGTGCTAGTTGGGCTAGCACTAGTTCTAAAACATCAATGCAGGGGCAACTAACCTTAGAAGGTGCTAATCCGGATATTATGATCGGCGGCAAGAGCATGGTAACATGGATGCAGAAAGTAGAGCAACGTCTTAGCATACTTGAACCTAAACCTGAATTGTTAGCCAAGTATGAAGCATTACAGCAGGCATTTGACCACTACAAAACACTTGAAGCATTACTGCACGGTACTGAAAATGACTCATAAGATTGATATACACAATTACACACGCACTATAAGAATGTCAAAGTGGTGTCAAAAAAACTTAAATAACAATGAGTGGGATTTAAAATTGTTATCAATGAATCCACTACATTACAAATTTGAATTTAAAGATCCAAAGATACATTTAATGGCAGTACTAGCACACTAGGGATATTATGAGAAATTATTGGACATGCAGTAAGTTTGCTGATTGGCTACGTGGTACAAAAAGTATCGATAGTGGTACCAGTGAAGAATGGAATGCTTGGACAAAGTCGGCTAAAACTACCCATCCATTTCGCTATTGGTTAGTAGAAACAGCATTGAGCCGGGCGCAAGATGTTTGGTGCTATATTCCAGAACGTATTAACGATGTACGCTACTACCTAAACAATCGCTACACTACTCGAACACACGCACTTACCAGCAGACTTAAACGTGGGCAATGGCACGAGTTTGAAGAACGCTTACTACATTCATCTTTTGATAGCTTTGTTGACTTTATTGAAATTGAAACAGCATGGAGTCATGTGTGTTGGGCCAGTAAAGAAGAACGTGCAAAATATCGTATGCCTTGGTGGAGGAGACAATGGTACACTCGTTGGTTTGCAGAGTGGCGCTGTCCAGAAGCATCTATTGCGCACTTAGAGTGGGAAATGACTCTTAAGTACAACGACGAATGGACAAAGAAGAAAGATCCATTATACGGTAAACCCACACCGCAAGCAGAAGCCGCTAAAGAAAAATGGGAATTATACTACTGGTGGAAACATGTTCGTCCACAACGTGCTGATGCCTATGATTACTGTGGGTGGACACAGTACTGCGAAGATACTAGAGTCAAAGATGGTGATGAGTGGATCTTTGGTACGGAAAGCAAGAAAGATAAAAAGCGTAGTAGAGCTATCTTAGATGCAATGGATCGTCTTGAAAAACAGTATGACGCAGAAGATGAAGCTATGTTAATTCGGTTAGTTAAATTAAGGAAATCGTTATGGACTTAATAATATCAATACTTAATATAATAATAACAGGATATATTACATTTTGTGTATTGTTTACAACATTCTTTATTGTTAAATTTTATTCTAACTATCGAAAAGAAATTGCTAAAATTAAACCTTCGACCCAACCTGATATTTCAACCGTTAAATTAGTCAGCGTCGAAGTAATAGCAGATCGAGTGATGATGTATGACGCGGTAACCAACGCATTCATCTGTCAGGCCGACACAGAAGAAGCACTGTGGGCCACTGCCGAAGCAATGTTTCCAGGCAAGTCATTGCTGCGCTATAATAACACTTGACAACTACTTCGATTGACTGTATAATACTTGTATTGATAATTAAGAAAGGTACTAATTATGAGCACACCTGTGTATATGGATATTGAACAAGCATATAGCATTGTACAGTGGGCAGGCGAAGCATACGGACATCGCAATCTTTGGGGTGCTTTAAAAAGCATGGAAGAGAATTGGGACGACCTGGACAAACAAGAGCGCACTGCTTATAACATGATTAAGCGAGACTTAATTGCAACCGCGGGTACTAACGTATGATAGTCGGATTTGATCATGTTGGTGAAGAACATAAGTGTAATGTTTGTTCAAGCGAATTCACAGATGACGAGGGCGGAGTATTAGGTCACTTTGGTATGTTGCCTGTTGCGTTTTGTCCATGGTGTTTTAGTTCAATGTGCGATATGGTCGAGCAATTAACCGACGACGAAGATATAGAAGAAGAATAGCTAGCAAGGAAAAATATATGACAATGCATATGGTTGGCCCTTATCTTACTACAACAGGCACACGTAAAGGTAAACAGAAACATCGTAGTGCCGCTGCAGCTAATAAGGCACGTAAGAATGCCGAATCGTGGCAGGCACTACTAGACAAATACGAGATAAAAGATGCGGCTACCAAAATACGACCAACTGCCCGAGTGGCTACAACTAGTGGTTATAGTCCTGCACATGATCCTAAGCGTAGTACCCGTCATATTCCTAGCTTGGATACTGGGCAAGGTCTAGCGGCTCGTCCAGCAGACAAAGTCTATACAGGCGATGCTATGCTAGGCGTTAGTGTCCTACACAAGTCCAATGGTATTCCTGTATTCCGTCAAGAAGATGCCATTGATATTAGCAAGATGCGGAGAGGGTGATGGGTAATATTGAATTAAAATGGGCAAAGTCTCAGTCAGCACCGTTCATTGATGCAACAAGAATTGGTAACACTGAATATTATCGAGTAGAGCAAGTCCTTAATGAATTGTTTTACACAGTTAAAATTGTTAAATTTTGTTAAAGGATGAAGCATAAATGAGAAAGTTTATTGGGTGCATACTAAGCCGAGTATTGTACTGGTTAGGTGATTTAGTAAGTAAACCAATGGATAGGCTTGATTGGGCGTGGTTATACCCTCTATACAATCGGTTAATGATTAGTAGTTTACTAGTACAAGATCGGACAAAGAATACCTCACCGTGGTGTAAAAATAAGTGATGGGTACTGGATATACTAATTATTGGGGCAGTATGTGGGATAGCAGTTGGGAATGGAGTTTAAAATTTGCTTGGCTTCCCTGTAGCTTAGACAGTGGTCGGTGGATTTGGTTGAGGAAATATTATCACGGGGTTAGAGTAATTCATGGCCCGGGCACTCCGGTTATCTTATATCAGTATATGACACCAGAAGAGTTTACTTGGCATCAATTAACAGCCGAAACGGTTAAATAGTAGTACAATAAGGAAAAAGCCACATTGGCAAAAGAAGAAGTCTTAAAATTCAGTGGAGTAGTCGAAGAAGTACTAGGCAATTCCATGTTCAGAGTTAAATTAGAAAACAATCACACTGTAATAGCATATATCGGTGGAAAATTGCGCAAGTTTACTATTAAAATTATTCTCGGTGATAAGGTCGACGTTGAAATGTCACCTTATGACTTAACCAAAGCACGGATCGTATATCGGAGATAACATGATTACATTACAACCAAATGCAATTGCAAAACTTAAAGAATTATTTGCTGAAGAAGACAATCCAAACATAAAACTACGTGTGTTTGTTCAAGGTGGCGGCTGTTCAGGATTTCAATACGGCTTTACATTTGATGAAGAACAAAACGAAGACGACTTTGATTTAGAATTTGATGGTGTGCGTTTATTAGTAGACAGCATGAGTTCAAGTTATCTACAAGGTGCAGAAATTGAATACGTTGAAAGTTTAAATGGCAGTTCATTCAGTATTAAAAACCCACAGGCTCAAACAACATGTGGATGTGGCAGTAGTTTTTCAGTCTAACTAAGTTTACCTAACAAGCCCGCCAAGTGCGGGTTTTTTATTGGCTAGACAAATTAAACAATAATAGTTTTAACATAAATACTTAAACAAGTATATTAGAGTGAAACTATGACCATAACTACATCACAATTTATTGCAATTAATACCGGAACAGTAGCCAATGACGGTACTGGGGATGATTTACGTACAGCATTTACTAAAGTAAATGATGCGTTTGCTAATATTGCAGATGTTGGATTTAGTGCTGGAAATATTAGTGCTAGCGGTGCTATCGAAGTAACAGGAAATGTAACTGCTGGTAATATTAATACTACAAATCTATACGGTCTTATTCAAACTCCAACACAATCACAAATTACATCACTTGGCACATTAACTGGTGCAAATATTAGTGGTATCACACGTATTACAAATACTACTCAATCATTACAATTTAACAGCGGTGCATTAGTAATTGATGGTGGTGTTGGTATTGCTAAAGATGTATATATACAGGGTAATTTATATGTAGCCAACACACTTCAAACATTTGTAGATACATTAGTAACAACAAGCCCACTAGTATTTTTTGATACTATTCCATCATTCCCGTATAACTTTGACATTGGCTTTTTTGGAAGATTTACCGGTGGCGTTGGAAATTTAACTCAGTTAACTGGCTTTGTGCGCGATGATGCTGACGGTAAATGGAATTTATTTAGTAATGTAGCAAATGCTACAATTACCACACAAATGTCATTGACTAATGCCAAATATGATACGTTGGTGCTGGGTAATATCGAAATTAAATCACCTACACCAACTGCAATTACCAACGGCGGCACTAGTGGCACTGGTAATATCGGTGCTAGTGGCGCAACATTTAACCATGGTTATTTTACAAATTTAACTGGTACATTACAGACAGCGGCACAAAATAACATTACATCGGCAAGTGCATTGGCTACAGTTGGTACAATTACCACAGGTAGGTGGTCCGCTACTTTTGGTAACGTAAGTGGTGCAAACTTAACAGTATTAACAGCAGGCAATTTAATAGGTACTATATCAAGTACAGTGATGGGCAATTCAACTGTATACATTGGTACAACTGCAATTGCATTAAATCGTGCAAGTGCTGTACAATCATTAAGTGGTATAAGTATCGACGGTAGTGCCGGATCAGTAGCGGCTAGTGCTATTACAGGCACAACACTACCAACAACAGTAACTGGATCAAGTTTAACCACAGTTGGTACCCTTGTATCATTGGCAGTGACTGGTAATATTAGAACAAGTAGTAATTTAATTGCTACTAGTGGGTCAGTGAGCACATCAACTACAACTGGAGCATTACTGGTAACAGGCGGCGCAGGAGTAAGTGGAAATATCTATGCCGGTGGCAACGTAGTTGCTCCGACATTCATTGGTAATGTAACTGGTAATGTAACTGGTAATGTAAGTGGGTCGGCGTTAACAGTAACACAAGCGGCGCAATCAGCAATTACATCACTAGGAACACTAACAGGATTAACAGTAAGTGGTACAATTGCAGCTAGTATAAACAATACTATTAACATAGGTGCCGCTGGAACAACATTTGCCACAGTATTTGCTACTACATTTAGTGGTGTATCAACCACAGCAAAATATGCCGACTTAGCAGAAAATTATCTAAGTGATACCGAATACGAAGCCGGTACTGTAGTAGTGTTTGGTGGTAACAAAGAAATTACAACTACTCAATTATTTGCCGATACTGCGGTGGCAGGAGTTATATCAACTAACCCTGCATACTTAATGAATGATGCATTAGATGGGCAACCAGTGGCATTACGCGGTCGTGTTCCGGTAAAAGTACAAGGATATACAAGAAAGGGTGATTTGTTAGTCACAGGTAATATTCCAGGCGTTGCAGTGAGCGTCGGCCGCGACGGCAAATACGGGCAAGCTGTATTTGCCAAAGCATTAGAAAATAAGACCACAACGGATGTTGGTATTATTGAAGCAGTGATTATTTAAGGTATATTATGGCATTACCAAAGTGGATTACTCCGGCAGGACAATTAGGAATCGTACCAGAAACTGAGTACTATGAATTTGACCTGGATGCATACGATGCGTCTGGTGGTACATTAGTTTATAGTCACATTTCGGGTAAATTACCCTTAGGCATACAACTTATACCTACTGGTAAACTACAAGGTATTCCAATAAGTGAGTTAGGAAGCCCTGATCAAAATGTCACATATACATTTACTATTAGAGTAAAAAATTCTACCACAAATGGAGTATCGGATAGAACATTTAATATTACAGTATCTAATGTTGCTCCGCCGATTATTATACCTCGTGATGTTGATCTTGGCATATATTTCGATGGTACTATAGTTAATATACAATTAGAAGCAATCGAATCTACACCTGGTGCGAATTTAATTTGGCGGAAAAGTAATGGTGAGTTGCCGCCTGGTTTAACTATTTCTGCAGCTGGATTAATTTACGGATATATTGAACCAATCGTTGGGCCCGGACCAGGAAGCAATCCAGGATGGGATCAAACTCCATGGAACCAACTTGGATGGGACTTTTCACTAATAGCAATTAGTAAAGCATTTACATTCACAATAGAAGTATTCGACGGAGTTAACTATGATGCAACTCCGTATAGAATATTAATAGTGCCACAAGATGCACTTCAGGCAGATGCTACTACAATCACAACAGATACCACAGAAAGCGGTGGAGATGATCTTACTATTGATACTGGTGCGCGACATGAACCGATTATAGTAACTACCCAAGTTGAACTAGAACCACAGCGTCAAGGTAGTTATTTTTCATTCCAAATTGTTGGATTGGATCGAAACGGCGATGTATTACAATACATATTACCTGCTACTGAAACTGGAAAATTTGATGAAGAATTAATAGTTGGCTCGGAGAGTCCTTATATTAATTCAACTTTGACTGGTGGCAATTTATTTGTAGGTGTTAATTCAACTGTTAATAACACCGAACCTGCGTTATCTCCAGGCGATGATATTAAGGTACTAAGTTTAACTAGCCCCGATGAATTAAACTGGTACGATGCCGCTGTAAATAATTATATTAAATTAAGATTAACTGGTAATGCAGTAATCACCGGTTCTGTTGGTAATTTTATCACACAGGCAATAAGTTCTGCTAACGCCACAATATCTAGTATTAGTACTACAACAGGTAGTATAGAAGTTGCAGGCAATGTTATTGTTGGTAGTTTAGAAATACGCGGTAATACCAATATAGGTACACTTGCTGTTTCGGATGAACTTATTACAGCAAACGTGGGCGATTTCATTACACAATTCGGTAGTGCCGCAAATGCCACTGTTCGTGCAAATGTTGTAAGCTCATCTACTGTACCGATTGAATTAACCGCAGGTATATTTACTAATGGCGTCGGAAATATAAAAATTAATGGTACTTTTATTACTGCGTACCCTATATCTTCTGCATTCGATGATAGACTAGTTACTGCTAACGTAGGTGATGTAATTACTCAAACAAGTAGTGGTGCAACTGCTACTGTAACTGCTAATGTTGTATCAGCAGTTGACATACCTATAGTTTATACAGGTGGAACATTTACTTTTAACTCGGGTAATATACAAATTAATGCTACCAGCATAGATGTTTATCCTCGTTCATTTACAGGAACTGTAATTCCGGTCGGAGTAACTGCCAATGTGGGTGATGTAATTACTCAGACAAGTAGTGGCGCAACTGCTACTGTAACTGCCAACGTTGCGTCGGCACTGGTCATTCCGGTTACATTTACTTCGGGCGTATTTACTACAGGATCTGGTAATATCACAGTTGGTGCAACCAGTGTACCAGCACATCCAACAAACATCACAGCCGAAGCCGATGTTGGTATGGTATATAATAGTGCAAATGTGTTTACATTGGACTCAGCAGCCGCAACGGCGATTGTATATATTAATTCTGTTAGTACTGGAGCAACACCTACATCTGTAATCAGTGTCGGAGTAACATTGGGCTTGATATCAACTGAGGGTACTGTTGGATTTGATGAATCAAAATTTGATCAAAGTCCGTTGGCTATTGCAGAAGGTATAACAATGGATATAGATTCTGGATGGTTGACTGGTCGTTTACCTAGTTTGACTGCCAATGAAACTAATTATCTATTTGAAGTGCTAGTATACAAACGAGATTATCCAGCATATCAAACTAGTGCATTGTTCACCTTAACTATTTTAGGCGATTTAAATAATAAAATTAATTGGATTACTCCTGGTGATTTAGGTACTATTGAAAATGGTCGTGTAAGCGATTTGTCTATCAGTGCAGTATCGACAAAAGGCAAGAATATACAATATTCATTGACACCAGAATCTGCACATCGATTACCACAGGGACTAAAACTTATTCCTAGTGGATTAATATCTGGCAGAGTTAGTTTTGAATTGTTTAGTTTAGATCAAGGTACTACATTCTTGGATGGAACTATACTTGGCGAAGCAACTACAACGTTCGATGCTACATATACTTTCACTGTTACTGCTCGTGATTATGATAATAGCATCACTTCGGATCGTACATTTACTATTCGTGTACTTAATAGAAATAATACCCCCTACGAAGATTTATATCTTAAAGCTCTGCCATCGAAAGAACAACGTGCGCAATTTACAACAATTATGCACAACACATCTATATTTCCGCCAAATCTAATATATCGTAACGATGATCCATTTTTTGGTCTAGCAAATAATATTAAAACATTATTTTTGCCAGGATTAAATCCAAGTTTGCTGTCTGAATATGCAGCGGCAGTTGCAACCAATCATTACGAAAAACGAATTACCTTAGGTAATGTAAAAACCGCAGTTGCTCGAGATAGTAATTTTAATATCAAATACGAAGTTGTGTATTTGGAAGTAACCGATGATAACACAAATGCATTTGGCCAAGGGCCGGCAGATATACAATTTCCTGCTATTGTCACGCCGTACTATGATTACGAAGGAAATGCTTATACTACTGCATATCCAAATTCTTTTAGTAATATGAAAGATGTTACAGTGGCAGCATTAGGATATGCGAATAAAGGTGCACTGCCAGACTGGATGACCAGCAGACAGGCCAACGGTTTTATACTAGGGTTTACTCGGGCAGTGGTACTTGCATATACTGTACCAGGCGCAAGTAGTTTAATTGCATATAGATTTGCGCAACAAGACTTTAATGTCAACGAAATTGACTTTACCGTTGATAGATACCAAGTTGATAATATATACACGGCTAATTACGATATTACTGCTGGCGCATATATTACTAGTAGAGAAACAACTTTTGATCGCTACCCTGGATTATCTAGTGTGTTTGCGGCCACTGGCACAGTTGATTATGCAGTGACTATATCTTACGAAAGTATTAATAATCGTGCTAAATCATCTATTATCAGTCTTGGTGGATTAGATGGTATAAATTCGTTCAAAGATGGTGAAACATTAGTGTTTGCTCGTCAAGAATTTAGACAAGATCAAAACGATATCGGTGATTACGACCAGGGTTGGAATGATGTTGCTACAGTATGGGGCGGTGATTCCTGGGATTATGATAATTCCACAGCTACCTTAATAGATGATCTGGGGTGGGATGCCGCTAGCGCAGTCCCTGGATATAGAGAAAATAATCTCGACCCATTAGTAGATAATGAGCGTATTGGTATATGGCGCATTAACATCGCTACTGATGGTATGGTTACATTAACTTTCATACAAGAAGTATCATTCTATAATAAATTATACGTAAGAAATGGCTACACCTACGGCGCAACTAATATCTATTATGATCCGGTCATCAAACCTGGTAATTTAATACCAAATTACAGTATTATACCAGAAGAAGTAAAAGTATTATCTACGCAATTTGACGGAAATGGTACACGTTTCTATAGCTATCGAGATAGTTATACTATACCTGAAGCCGGAGATAAATACATTAAATTTAGTAAACTCGGAGTATTTAATTAAATGTCATCAATTAACCCAAATAACATTAACGGAAGCTATCCAATTGCCGGTCAAGATAATGACTCGCAGGGATTTCGTGATAATTTCACCAACGTTAAAAACAACCTAACCTTTGCTAAGACAGAGATAGAAGATATACAAAACAATGCTATTTTGAAAACTGGACTAGCAGGTACTACATTAAATAATGAAATGAATTATGCACAACTTAAAGGTGCACAATTAATTAAGACAGTTGAAACAATCAAAGATTGGGCAACACAAACTTCAGTTGAAATTAGTTTTGCAGATGGCCATTATCAAAAAGTAACTACAGGCGGACCATTCACTATTAGTGCATTCACTAATTGGCCTACTAGCGGATTGTATGCTAAATTAAGACTTGAAATTGTTATTAGTACTCCGTCAACGGATACTGTAACATTACCAAGTGCTGTTTCAGTAGGGCTTACAAATATCATAGGAGCAGTGGGACAAACTATTACATTCCCAACAGCTGGTTCATATGTCTTTGAATTTACAACATACAATGCAGGTACTACAATTACCATTGATGATTTCACTCGTAGTCATGATAATATTGCTGGTAATTTTGCTATTACTGGCAATTTAACAGTGGGTGGTGCAAGAATTGATACAGGGTATCAATACAGTGCTGCTACTGCTAATTTTAATGATACGGTTGGTGCTAGTGTATCGCGTGTAATTTATAATCCGGCTGGTACATTAGCTACCGGTACATTAACTCTACCAGCAGGCAATGTTGAAGCTAAAGTTGTTACAGTTAGTTCAACCCAGACCATTACAGCATTTAAAGTTAATCCAAGTGTTGGTACAACTTTAGTACCAAGTGCTAACGTTACGTTAAGTGCTGGCACCAGTGTGTCATACTTTTATCATTTAGCAGAAACTAAATGGTATAAAATAGCTTAATTCTACCAAACCCATTGACTCCTTGGCAATATTACTATAAACTAGTAGTATTACCAAGGAGTTATCATTTATGCATATCGATTTAAACAAATACTCAGACTTCGTAAAAGAAGTAACCAGCAAACCCAGCAACGACTTAACTACTTTTATGAATCGTTTAGATGATTTAGATGGTAATTATGACTCCGAAACACAAACACACGGTCCAGATGTCAACGTTCCATTACTAATTACAGCGTGTCTAGGGCTAGCGGCAGAGTCAGGCGAGTTCTGTGAAATTCCAAAGAAAATGTTATTCCAAGGCAAACCACTTAGTGATGAAAACGTATTCCATATGAAGCGCGAACTAGGTGATATCATGTGGTATTGGGTCAATGCATGCCGTGCATTGCGCCTAGATCCCAACGATGTAATACAAGAAAATGTAAATAAACTACAATCACGCTATCCAGGCGGAAATTTTGATGCCTACTATAGTGAGAATAGACAAGACGGAGACCTATAATGCATCCACTTACACCAGACCTTTCGGGTTTATCAGATGATGAATTACACAAAAAACGTGCCGAGTTAAGTAGTCGGATGCAGTTTGCATATCGCATGGGACATGGCGACATGATTGGGCAGATACAGATGGTCATGGGCGATTACGATATGGAAGTACAACGACGTAATCAAAAAATGCTAGACGATTTAGAAAAGAATAGCAAAACATTCAAAGATAAAATTGATATCAGATAATGAAATATGATGCTTATGGAAGGAGTTTCGCAGACAGCAATGAACTGTGCGACTTACTGTATAAGAATCCAGAATTGGATTTAAGCCTGTTTTTGGTTGAAAATCCACAAGAGTTTAACAAAAGTCGAGCTGAATTACATGCAGATATGCCTAATTTAAAAGGCTACGTAACTTTAGCTGATAGTGTTGAAAATTTCGATCAACGCTTCCAAGCAAAATGGCGCATGCCCGATGAATATAAAGAATTAGATATTGCAGATTACATTCTAAGTTTGTGCAAGGAAGATTACGAACTACAACGTGTAGCACAAGAGTTATTATTATACCAAGAACGTGATTTGTTTAACCTATTACGTTACTTGAAATATCTAGTAGACACACTGCGTAAAAACAATCTAGTTTGGGGTGTAGGACGTGGATCTAGCGTAGCAAGTTATGTATTGTTCTTATTAGGCGTGCATAAAATTGACTCACTGCACTATCAACTTGACATCACTGAATTCTTAAAGTAAATAAGTACACATATAATAGGAGAAAGATATGGCAACATATAAAACAGCAATGGGCAAAGCAGTTGATATTGACTCGCTGCGTGTAGCAAATGAAAATGTAATTGCAGTAGGCAATATGCGTACTAATGCTCGTGGAGACGAGTTAGGTGCTGGTGGCAAAATATTAAAAACGCGAGCTCAGTTAATGCAGGAATATCATAAATTAAACACTCCAACTGCATCTCACGACGATGTTGTTGCGACATCAATTGATACTCCACCTAGGCCAGTAACTAAACTTGCTACTCCCACCGCAGTTGATACCCCTGTAGTTTCATCATCGACTGAATACACTAAACCGCGTGGTAGTTTTGCTGGTGCAGTTGCTAGTGAAACTGAAGTTAAACAAGAACTACTAACTCCGCTAACAACATCAACTACTGCACCGGGTGTTAAACGAATTTAAAGGAATATTATGGCCGCATTTGAAGCACACAAAATAAACAAGATTAGGGCACTGCAAGATCACGTCTTGGTAACTGATATGAACTTTGATCAACGGGTTACTACTAGTGGTATTATTATACAAAACACAGACGGCAAGTTAGAAGGTATACATGCACGGTGGGGTCGAGTATATGCCATTGGCAATCGTCAAAAAGATGTTCGAGTTGGGCAATACGTTTTAGTTAAACATGGTCGTTGGACACGTGGTATTGAGATTGAAGATGCTGATGGCGAACATACACTGCGCAGAATTGATCACAATGATATTTTGTTAGTTAGAGACACACCAACCGTAGATGAAATTATTGGAAGAGGATTATCATAATGCAACACCCAGATCCATGGAAACATCAAGTAGTAAGTTTTGCCAAAAGTGGCTTGCGTATCTTGGCAGGCGGCTTTTTATGTGCTAATATATTAGTAAGTGCTGGGGTGTTGTTTATCCTAGCAGAAATATTAGGAATCGTAGAGGAATTAGTGTGAACGACTTAGATCAAGTAGTAATTGACCAGCATAACCTAGCACGTCAAGTTGAAGAAGCATTCGGACAATGCAAACTTAGTATAGAAATGCGTAGAATTGCTGACACACTTTCAACTCTCAATAGTCCCTTTAAACCATCAACAGCCAAAGGCGAACAATGAAACAATTATGGGTAGAAGCATACCGTCCTAAAGACGTAGACGGTTATGTATTTCGTGATGAAACACAACGTGAACAAGTTAAGCAATGGATTAAGGAAGGTGCAATACCTCACTTACTGTTCAGTGGTTCAGCAGGCATTGGTAAAACAACCTTAGCAAAGATTCTTATTACAGCGTTAAACATTGACGAGTATGATATTTTACAAATCAATGCGTCACGTGATAATGGTGTGGACTTTATTAGAACCCGTATCGAGGGATTTGTTAGTACAATGCCATTTGGTAAGTTTAAAATTGTGTTGTTAGATGAAGCTGATTACTTGTCACCGGGTGCGCAGGCAGTGTTGCGTGGACTTATGGAAACATACAGTGATACAGCACGTTTTATTATGACCTGTAACTATCCGCACAAAATTATCCCAGCACTGCATTCACGTTGTCAGGGTTTTCATATCGAGAAAGTTGATCATACTGAGTTTACAGCACGTGCAGCAACTGTGTTAGTAACAGAAGGTGTAGACTTTGACTTAGATACACTTGATAGCTACGTCAAAGCAACCTATCCAGACCTACGCAAGTGTTTGAATTTACTACAGATGAATAGTACCGATAGCAAACTCAAAGCGCCAAGCGAAACAGGTACAGGCACAAGTGATTACAAACTTGCTATGATTGATTTGTTTAAGAATGGTAAGATACGTGAAGCACGTAAACTGTTATGTGAACAAGCTCGTCCAGAAGAAATGGAAGAAATTATTTCTTGGGCATATAACAATTTAAGTTTATGGAGCAAAACTGACGAAGGGCAAGACGAAGCAATTTTAATTATTCGTAAGGCCGCAGTTAATGCACCGCTTGTTGCAGATCATGAAATTAACCTCAGCGCAATGATGATTGAACTAAGTCAGGTAGCACAATAATGGCAGATAAAAGCATCTACTTAATTGCAAAGTACACAGGACAACCTAAAGATCCTGCACAGACAAAAATAGCAGGTTATATGAAAGATCCTGCTAACATTGAGTACGAAGAGCAAGTGTACATCACCCGTGGATTGCATAACAAACAGCTTGTAAACCAAGTGATTTTGAACCTAACCGAAGCCAAAATCGTTAAAAATACCTTCAAAAATGCCAATATTTTTGAAGAGCTATTCGAGCATTACTATCAAGGTTATGCTGAATATATTGATGATAGTGTTAATAAATTAAATGAAGGACTTTAAACTATCCGAAAGTGGAGCACGAGGCTGGTTTGTAGGTGACTTTGCAGAAGCTGTATTTCGCACTAAGGATTTTGAAGTTGGATTACAAACTAATCCTCGTAGTCATTGCCCTAGCCATTATCACAGTGATATAATAGAAATTACCTTAATTGTATCCGGTAAAGTATTAACTAATGGTAAATTATACGGTGCTGGCGAGGGTTATATATTATACCCTACAGAAATCAGCCAATTAGAATATCTTGAAGAAACAACATTAATAACCATTAAAACTCCGAGTATACCTACTGACAAACATCTCTTATAGAACTTGACAAATATCAATAATGAATGTATAATACACTTAATTAATAAGGAGAGTGATATGAAAACATTATTAAATTGGTTGTTTAAAAAGAAAGAACCCAATCCAGACGAAGGCATTGAATTTAATGTGCATATCTATAACACAAATGGCTCACTTGCAAGAACATTAACTTTTGAATCACGTGCAGAACAGTTAGCATATTTAAATCAGCTCGATGAGATGGGGGTATGAAAAAATTAATAGCATGGATTCGCAACTTGTTTGATACTAGAACAGAGTATGAAAAACAAGAAAAAGAGCGAGCTCTCGAAAGTATCAAAAAACTCGAAAAAACACATCACATATACGTCGGTAGACGTGGTAGTGTATCAATCATCAAGAAAGGTAAAGATGAGTTATAAAAATAAGAAAATAATATTAACTGACGTAGATGGCGTCTTGCTTGATTGGGAGTATGCGTTTGCAGTATGGATGCAAGAACGTGGGTATGTAATGAAAGAAGATGCAAAGCTCACATACTACATTCACTTAATGTATAATGATCTAGAACACGACGAAAGTAAGAAGTTAGTACGCTTGTTCAATGAAAGTGCGGCTATGGGCTTTGTACCAGCACTGCGTGACGCTGTATACTATGTTAAACGTTTACATGAAGAATACGGATATGTGTTTCACTGTATCACTAGTATAAGCAAGGATGTTAATGCGCAGAAGTTACGTTCAATGAATCTTAATAAGTTGTTTGGTGTTAGTGCATTCGAAGAGATTGTTTGTTTAGATACAGGTGCAGATAAAGACGAAGCACTTGAGAAGTATAGAGATAGCGGTCTCTTTTGGATTGAAGACAAAATTTCAAATGCAGACTTAGGTCATGCAATTGGATTGAAATCAATACTATTTGAACATGGACATAATATGCATCACGAATGCGATTATCCAATAGTTAAGAATTGGAAAGAAATCTTTAATATTATAACCAGCGCCAGCCACTAACGCCACGCTTAATTAAACCCCCAATTGCTTCAGGGGTTATGTTATATGTTGCTGCCGCATCCTTCCTGCTATCAAATATCTCACCAGTAGGAGATATGCATTTCTTCCTGCCATATCTACTTAATTTTTCTTTTGTTTCAGCAGAATGCGGCTTTTTATAATTTATTAGTCTGCCCAACACAAAATTGTTGGGCTGTGTATTTTCTGGCACATATATATTATCAACACCATTATTATACCATCGAATAGTTTGTTCGGTAATTGCAGATCGACCATACATAGAATTTTTTGAACCCGACGTATTTCTCTTTTTAATTCCATCGTGATATGCCTGACACATCGACATATCACCACCATCACCCTCTTCTGGTTTAAGATTGGCAAAACTCTGATCTGCAACTATATTCCATAACGAAGAATAATATAATCCTTGCTGTTTTATTTCATCTTTGTTGTTCGATTCAAATATAATTGTAGTAGTTACATCATTGCCATGCAAATTTATATGTCTGGACCAACGTTTACCAGAGCCTTTGTATATGTATGGATCTTGTATTGTTTTACCTAAATATTTTAAGCCAGTTATATTGTGTGTTTTTAAATATAAGTATATCATATACTTATTTATGAAGATAAACCAGAAAACGTTTATTCTGGTTTATCTTTGAGTTAATTACCCATTCGGATTAGCTTCGTTCCACATTTCTTCGGCAATAATAAATTCACGAACAAAACCACTACGTACAATATCATCGTGATTAAAGTAAACACTACGGAATGACGGTATCATTGCCGCAATCTTCACAAACTTAGCAAAGCCACTTAAATCATTCTTTTTACGATGTAAATCATTTTGTGCAATATCACCACAGTAGATAAGTTTAGAGTGTTGACCAACACGTGTTGCCACTGTTGATAGTTCTTCGTAGTTTGCATTTTGGAATTCATCAAAGATAACAATACTATTATCCCATGTTACACCGCGAATGTTACCGGTAGTGTGAAATTCCACAATGCCCGCTTCTTTTAAGAATTTATACTGGTTTGTTTTTCTGAATAAATCATTAAACAGTTGTGTATAAGGCAATTCGTAAATTGCATTCTTTTCTTCTTGTGTGCCAGGTACATATCCTTGCTCTCGAGCTTGAACTGCACTACGTACAATAATTATTTTCTCATATCCGTTGACTTTATCTAGTACATCACACAATGAAAGATATAATGCAATAAAACTTTTACCTGACCCAGCCGATCCGGCTAATATCATGGAATAGTCATCATTCCACATATCAAAAACTCGTTCTTGGTTTGTTGTTTTGGGACTTACATTTACTAAATCATGACTTGAAAATTTCTTTTGGTTATATGCGGTTGGTATTGGTATTGGGTTGCTATCTATAAATCTTACGAATTCACGTGCTTTTGTGCTGGTACTGCTTCTGCGTTTTGTCATAGTTCACCATTGTTAGTTAATTAGTTATTAATCGTGCGGTGTGGTAAATGTCGCGCCACTGTTAATTAAAGGTTGGTTGAATTTATAATTGTATTTGTGAATACAGTAGTGCAGAGTTTAATTGAGACTGTCCGAATATGCCTTCTTGTAGTGTCAGTGTATTAAAACCGTTGTCGTCTGAGTGTACAATTTATTAAACTTATGCCGATCTCTGTATCGCTTTGTCCTCCTATGTTAAATTTATTTAACTATAAGAAAATAGCTGAAAGTGCTCAGTTATATCAGAGATTTAATTACTAAATACTGAGCTAAGAGATCCACTCTGCATAAATTCTATTAGCAGTATCCCATCTAGCCACAGCCAACTTATATCCAAATAGTGCAGAAAACTCTACATGTTTTTCTATAGTCCATGGGTAAAAGTCTATGTTATTACATTCATCGTTATTGTGATCTGCTAGCCCGGGATTGCAACGCCAGTATATTCTACTCTTAGGTTTAAGACATTTAATTACACAGGCAATTTGATTCAATATAGTTTCTTCCGAGCCAAAGTTAATACTGCCTAAACAAAATGCTACATCAAATTTAATATCATTTCTAAAATGTTCTATGGATACTTTAAAATCTGCATTATCGTTTGCTGGGTCAATTCCGACTAGAAAAGGAATACGTTGTTTAAATTCGTTAAATCCACAGCCCACATCTAATACTAATTCTCTATGGCTAACTTTATCTACTAATGCCCATCCGGAATATTTGTATTGATTTATATTGCTTTTCCATGTGGTACTAAAATAATTATTGAGCGTTATTTGATTCATGATATATATAGTTATATGAAAAATGTCTGTATAGTATTTAATGGTGGCAGCTACGGCACATTTATTGAATGGTGTTTAAATTATTTCAGTGATTTAACTTTTGCCGAATCACTGCCATTCACTGATACCGGAAATTCTCACAATTTTAATGGAGTGCATAAACTAAATTTTCAAGGAATTATAAATTTTGTTGAATCGGACAATAATATACCTATTGTTAGATTTCATCCAAAAACTCAAATCAGTGAAGACATAATGTATAACTTATCATACATTAATACTCATTTTAATAAAATTATATATTTAATGCCCGGAGTTGATACTGTAGCATGGAATATAAATAATAAATTTGAAAAAATATGGCCCGAAGGCTGGCTTCAGCATAATAAAACAGAATATTTGGAAAATTTATCAAAATGGCAAGGTACTACATTAGATCAGATGCAATTATGGGAAAAGCGCGAATTTATATCATTATATAGTTATCTGCAACATCTGTCAGAATCCGAATTAGAAAAATATCCACAAATTCAAGAAGAATTTAATAAATTTCATTTCATTGATATATCAGAATTAAGAGATAATTTCAAAGAGACAATACTTTCATTATTAGAGTATTGTCAACTTACTGCGGTGCGTATTGATAAAATGCAGTATGTTTATGATCATTGGATAAAATGTCAACATCATTGCAACAAGGATCAACTAATTAAAATAATTGTCAACTCTATAATAGATAATAATTATCACGATTGGTCGACATATAAGCTAACATTAGTCGACGAGGCACTAATACAATATTTTCTCAGAAAACAACATATAGAAATTAAATGTTATAATTTAAATATATTTCCAACGAACACAACAGAATTAAGGGAATATTTATATCATGTCTAATTTACCCAATCATATATTCTTTACTGGAGTACCTGGATCACGATGGAGTGGCATTGCGCAAGTATTAGAGTCGATGCCCGATATGAATACTAGTGATCGTACTCCTGCACGTACATACAGCCACCACAGTTATACAGGGCATGTTGGTGCATACTTTGGTCGCAGTATGGAGTTTGAAACTACGTTAGATGCTGCGCACATAAACAGTGCATGGACCGCAGAAGAGGGCACTAAGTTAGTTAAGAGTCACGATTGGGCATACAAGTTACAAGAAATTAAAGATACATTTTCAGATGCGTGGATTATGTTAGTATATCGCCCGGATATGTCAAGTTATGCCTGGTGGCACGAAGCTGGTGGATTTCAGATTAAGTACCCTTGCTACGATGCTTACAAAGATAGCGTGGGCATGATGAATGAAATTATGGCACAGAATAAGGCTATATTAGAATTTGCAATGATAAATAACTGTAAGTGGGAGTACTTTACATCCGGGTGGGTTAAAGAAAACTTCGACGCAGATGTCAAGGTAACTAACGTCTGGCCAGATATACTAGTTACATTGATTAAAAAATAACGTTATTAAAAGGAAAATATAATGAACTCAAAACAATTTGTTGCCAAAATGGCACAAGATAATGAAGCACTATTTCAAGCAAGTGAAATGCAAGTTGAAGCATATTTCAACAGTAACCCAACACAAGAACAATTAGTAACACACTTTGTTGGTCGTATGGTTAATGAAAGAATGAACATGGTAGAAATTGCTAATAAAATTGCTAATATGCCTGCAGATGCAACAGCAGAATATTGCGCATTAATCAGCAAACAAGCATTAGACGAAGCCAATCACTTCCGTATGGTGCGTGATGTTATTGAACACATGACAGGTGAGAAATTAGACGTTGCGGCTGCAATTGCTAACGAAGAAGCTAATCCAACTGCTAAAGGTGCTGCATTATTACAAAAATATGAAGCACAAAATGATCCATTAGCACTTGCTGCTTATCAATTTATTGCTGAAGGTCGTGCAGAACGTGTATGGAACAAAATGGCTGACTGTATTCAAGACGAATTTATTAGCACAACATACGCTAAGATTGCTAAAGATGAAGGTTTCCACAGTAACATTGGTGCACGTTCATTAGAATTATTAGCAACAGATGCTGCTACACAAGCACGTGTTGAAGAAATTGCACGTACAATGCGTATGGATTTGTTTGCTGTATCATGCATGAACACAACAGCATTACCCGAAGCTGCAAAATTAATTGCTGACGCTTACAGCGCATAATTAATAGTATAAGTTTCACAAAAGGGACTTAGGTCCCTTTTTTTACCTCCAGGATTTTAATGAAAGATTATACAGTAATTGTCAAGTGGTTTTCAGCAACAATGATTTTATGTGCTATGCCTTTGCATATATTAGGTATTACTCCGTGGAACAGTATCTTACAAATCATTGGTGCCTGCGGTTGGGTCTATGTAGGATTTAAATGGAATGAAAAGAGTTTAATTACTAATTTCCTTCCACAGATCTTTATGATCATTGCTGGATTAATCTACTTTGCCTATTACAAATGAATATAGCTATATCTCAAACACAAACTAATATAAATGGTGTGGTTTACGATTGTTTAGATCCACAGTGGTACAATTTCTTATACACTCATAATTTAATTCCTATCCCTAATATTATAGATGTAGATTTTAATGCAGATATGTTAATATTAACTGGCGGTGAAAATACTACAGATAGATTAGCAACAGAATCGGCTTTATTTAACATAGCATTAGAAAAAAATATACCTATACTTGGTATATGCAGGGGTGCATTTGTTTTAAATGAGTATTACAATGGTATGAATAGATTAATCCAAGGGCACAGTAAAACAGAACACGTAATAGAAATGGAAGATCAACTATTTACTGTTAATAGTTTTCACAGTGCATCCATGTATCTTGTCGGTGACGACATAGAAATTATAGCCACTGCTGATGTTTGTATCGAAGCATTTAAACATAGGCATTTACCAATTTGGGGGCTTTCGTGGCACCCAGAACGTATGATTGATCCAGTGCTGCCCAGTGACCTCAGGGAGTTAATTTATAATGAACTTTAATATACACGATTATAAAAATTTTATAATTATATTTCAGCCCTGGCTAGGAGGCAACCACTTGGCTAACATCTTATCAGTTAATTCTGCATTTACTAATAGGAATAACAATAATATTGTTACACTGTATCAAGAATCGACTCCATCACACAAGGTAGCACATTACGGTAGTATTCTCAATTTGAGACGTGAGTCATTAATACTAAATTTACCAGCATTACAATCAGCACCAACTATCAATGTAATGTGCGGTCATTTGGGTGAATGTATTTGGGCGCAAGATCTTTTATCACAACTTGATAAAAAAATATATTTAATTATGAATACACCAGAAAGATCAAGTATACAATTTCAACGCATTGCATCTGTTAACCCGAGTTTAAATAATTTGTATTGTTATAATGAAACAAAAACCTTATACAATTTAGATTCTGTATCTAAATTAACTAATACACTAACTCACGATATTGCATCAATGAACTCTAATCTATTGTTTACATCTAATTTAGATGATTTATTTGTATTCTTATTAGACGAATTTTCAATATCATATTCTGCAGAGGAACAACAAATCTGTAGAGAAATGCACGATGTCTGGTGGAAGGCGTTAAATAACTCTATATGAAAAAAATGTTAATTTTAACCGGGCCACAGGGAGCAGGTAATCATCTGTGGAGTAAAATTTTTAGTCTGCATCCAGAAGTATATGGATGGAAAACTCTATTAGACAACTACTGGGAAGCCCATCGTTTTGCAGAACCATTTGCCCGGCATTGGAAGAATCATAGTTTATTATCTACATTTGACTGGACTCAAAGTGACTATTATTTTACTAGTATTAGTTTACCATTGGGTATTATTGGCAGTGACATTAATCCTATATGGACTGCTGATGTACAAGGATTTGCGGCTGGAGTCTTGGCACAGGGTGTTGAAGTTGAAATAGCAGTAGTTGGGCGTGATCAAACTATACTTGCAAATCAACAGACTCGAATTAGAACACAAAGTACCTTACCACTGTTCTTAGAACAACTACCTACATTATCAAATCCAATATTTTTAAGCTACGAATTATTGTATCTATATAAACAGGATTATCTAAGAAGTTTAAAACTTAACATACCAGTGGCATATGATAGTCCTAGACTAGGTGAAATACTAGCAGATGATGCTAATACAAAATACGTACACAGCATAGACTATAACGAATTAGACAACGGCAACAAATTTGGAACAACATTTAAAACTAAACCATGAAAAAATTATTAATCATTACTGGGCCACAGGGCAGTGGCAATCATTTATTCAGTCGTATCCTAAGCACACACCCTGATGTGGGCGGATGGAAAAGTTTGCTCGAGCAGTATTGGGTACCTAGCGATTTAGAACCCTTTGCTGAATATTGGGTCTATCCCGAACGTCTTACTGAAACACAGTTTATAGGACACGACTATTGGTTAGCCAATGTTAGCTGTCCATTCTTTTACGATGGCCAGCGATACATACCCAAGATACTCGAAGTGGCCCAACAGGCACGAGGCGTTGGAATAGATGTTAAGATTGCTATCATAACCCGCGATATGAATATTAACGCAGAACAACAGTTACGTGTACGTAAGGAAATAACCACTCCGATTGCGCAGGAATACTACTATAATCAACTGTTAACCAGCGATTTTCCTGTACATTTCCTGTCAAATGAATCATTATTTTTGCATCGCGAGCATTACCTTAAATATATCAGTAAATTAATAAGTTTTCCTATTGATTACACCAATCCTGAAATATTTAAATTCATATCAGAAGATCCTAATGCCAAATATGTCAGGCACGTAAATGAATATTGGTTAGATGAAGAAGTGTGGGTGGGTATACAATCAAAGAAAGCTCGCGGAATTGAATAAATAACATAAAGAACCTAATATTATGACCCAAGCAATTACAGACGTTATACAAAATACTAAAGAAATATTCATGACTGACAGCAGTCTGAATACTTTACTAGACTTTGAACGAGTATTAGACGAACTTGACCTGTATGTGTTTAAACATTGGAAAGAGGGTGAACTAGTACAAGGTCCACAATACGAAAAATACTTTGTAACCTGTACCTTTATGTGGCCACATAAACGCATGCCAGACCCACGTGGCGGTGAACGTTTACTAAGTTACGACTGTGAAGTATACTACAGTAAAGATATGTTAGAATATCCAGTTAAAGTTAAAGAACCAGATGACTTTGAACCGGGTGGCAAAATGCCTAAGATGAAAAAAGTTCCAGTCTGGCTAGTTAAAATTGTTATGCCTAAAAAGCTAATGCAAGAAATACAACAAGGTAGCTTAGAATTAGAAAGCGAAACACTAGACCTCGAAGATGTAAATCAAGCATACGAAGAAGGTGATGACGCAGCAGAAAATATATCAGGCGAGCAAGACAATGAACAAGGTATCGCACAAAATGCACAACAACCAGCTTAATGAAAACTTAGAAGGCGGCGATTTAAAGCGTCTTGTTCACGACGAGCTACACATCGATGAATATAAAAGTAAGATGGGTGAAGATGCAGATGTCTGCGTAGTTAGTTTTAAAGTCTCGGGGAAAGAGCCAGCAATTGATCTAGTTAGTTTTGTTGAAAAAGGTTATGATTGGGTACTTGATGCCGATGTTAGTTCAGGTGAAAAAGAAGGTGGCGATTACCTAGTATTTGTTGAACTTGATCGTACTCCATCATTGCCAGAACAAATTTATCAATTAATAGCCGATCTTGTAAACTTAACAGAACAGGATATTAATGATTGGCGTGTACGTTATTTTAAATCTAACAGTGAACACGACCTAACAGTTGAAACATTAGGGCAGATTGTGCCGTTGACTCCAGAAAAATATCGTGTTAAGTATGAAAAAGATAAAGAATCAGATAGAGAATTAGATCAACTTAAAACAGCCGCTGGAGTTGATGTAACTACAACAGCACCAATAAATGAATTTACAGAAAGTTTAAGACGGGCGGCAGGAATAAAATAACAACAAGGATTTTCAATTATGCAAATTACAGCAGGTATAATCAAAGCAATATTTCCAAAGTACAAGCATCCAGAAGACCTGGCAGAAGTACTTACAGAGCAATTTGAAAAGTACGAGATTAACACAGTTAATCGTGCTGCAGGTTTCCTAGCACAATGCGGGCATGAGTCAGCAGGCTTTACAATTCTTAAAGAAAACTTAAACTACTCAGCAGAGGGGTTAAGTAAGATCTTTAAAAAATACTTCCCTACACTAGCAAGTGCGCAACCATACAATCGTCAACCAGAAAAGATTGCTAACAAAGTCTACGGTGGACGTATGGGCAATGGCCCAGAGTCCAGTGGTGATGGATTTAAGTTCTGTGGTCGCGGTGCTATCCAACTAACTGGTCGTGATAACTATACTAAGTTTGCTAAATCAGTAGGCATGACAGTAGAAGAAGCAGTGGCTGACTTAGAAACCTTAGATGGTGCCATTGAATCAGCTTGTTGGTTCTGGAAAACAAATGGCTTAAATGCTATATGTGATGCAGATGATATAGTTAAAATGACCAAACGTATTAACGGTGGTACAATTGGCCTAGAAGATCGTACAAAGCACTACAAAGAAGCTAAACACTTGTTAGGTGGTGGGCATGTAGCAGAGTCACATGCGGCGCCTGCGTCTGCTACAGAGTACGTAACAGTGCGTGTAGGCAGCAATAACGACACAGTCAAAGCGGTACAAAAAGCATTAGGACAAACAGCAGATGGTAAGTTTGGTCCAGGTACAGAGAAAGCAGTTAAAGCGTGGCAAACAGCACATGGTTTGACAGCAGATGGTATTGTTGGTCCAGCAACTATCAAAAAAATGTTAGGAGAATAATATGTGGATGTTGACATTTATTCCAGATAGCATCTTGCATGCGTTTGTTAATTTAGTATTCTATGCTGGTATCATTACTTCATTATTAGGTTTTGTATTCAATTTTAGTTATCTTAGACCCTATCGACTAATAGTACAGGTTGTAGGTATCATGCTGTTGGTAGCAGGTGTGTATTTTAAAGGCGGCTACGAAGTTGAAACACAATGGAGAGAACGTGCCGCAGAATTACAGGCAAAAATAGATGCGGCTGTGGTTAAAAGCCAAGAAACAAACACAGTGATCAAAACTAAAGTAGTTACTAAGATCAAAAAAATTAAAGAAGTACAGGTCCAACTACAGAAAGAAATT